AGTTATGCGGATGAAACCGAACGCGGTGAACCTTGGCTTATCCCCGCCGGTGAACTGGATATCAAGACAATCCAGCCCCTCACGCTGCAAGACCTCGCAATACAGGACAGTATCACGCTGGACACCCGGAGTATTGCGGCGGCTTGCGGCATTCCGCCGTTTCTGGTGGGTATCGGGGAATTCAACAAGGACGCATATAATAATTTCATTTCCTCCACGATCATGGGATTTGCCCAAATCATTCAGCAGGAAATGACCAAAAAGCTGCTGTATGCCCCTTCATGGTATTTCAAATTCAATCCGAAATCCCTCATGCAGTATTCACTTGCCGAAAAAAGTACCTATGTTTTGAACATGGTAAATGGCGGTATGCTGTCCCGCAATGAAGGGCGCGGGGAATTTGATTACTCTCCCAGCAATGCAGAAGGCATGAACGATTATGCCCTTCTGGAAAACTATATCAAAGTGGGGGATATCAGTAAACAGAAAAAACTTGATAAGGGGGTGAACGAAAATGAATGATAAAAGGAATTCATTCCGTGTCGGTGAATTTAAGACCCGGGCGGCGGAAGATGGTGGAAAATACATCGAAGGGTATTTCGCCGTATTCAATCAGAGAACCGAACTTTGGGCGGGAACCTTTGAAGAAATCGACCCGGCGGCTTTTGACAACAGCCTGAAAAACAATGATATCCGGTGCCTGTACAATCATGATACCAATATCGTGCTTGGGCGTACCGGAAATAAAACGCTGACGCTTCACACCGATGCACACGGGCTTTTCGGTTCGGTGCGTATCAATGAGAATGACAAACAGGCTCTTGATATTTATTCCCGTGTGGAACGCGGTGACGTTGACGGGTGTTCTTTCGGATTTTTCCCCGTTTCCGAAGAATGGAACGAACTGCCGGACGGTTCTATCCTGTGGCGCGTCCTTGATACCGATACGGGTGAAGTTTCTATCTGTCCTTTCCCTGCATACCCGCAGACCGAAATTCAGGCAAGGAAAAAGGACTTTGAAAAACATCAGACCCGAAGCCGTGAAGCCACGGCAAAAAACATCAAAGAAAGATTGGAGAAACTGAAATGCTGAAACAGCTCCGTGTCAATCTCATGCTTGAAAAAGCAAAGCGTTCTCTTGCTGACCTTCTCGGTCAGCGCAAGTGTTTTGAGGAACGCAAGGCAGACATTGAAAAGCGTTTTGCGGATGCCGGTGCAACCCCTGACGCAGATATGGAAGCCATCGAAAACGACCTTTCCGCACTGGAAAAGGAAGTGGAAGAAGCGGATATCGACAAAAAGATTTCCGACACAGAAGCCGAAATCGAACGTCTTGAAAAGGAACTTTCCGAAATCGGCAAGCAGACCCCTTCCGGTGAATCCGGCGGCGAAACCTCCGAACCCGAACCCCACAACAACAAAGGAGCAGAAAACATGGAAAGAAAATCTTCTGCGCGTAAATATGAACTGCGCAAGCGTCTTGCGCCTTTCGTGGAACGCGACAATGTCAAAAAATGGCTGAGTGACATTCGCGCACTTGGCAAGGGTGAATCCCGCGCTGTCACCGGTGCGGAACTGAATATTCCCACGGAGGTTCTGGAACCCATCCGCGAAAAGATTGAGGAATATTCCAAACTCATTAAATACGTCAACTTCAAGCCGGTCAAGGGAAAGGCGCGTCAGCCCATCATTGCAACCGTTCCGGAAGCGATCTGGACGGAAATGAAGGGTGTTCTGAACGAACTGGAACTTGTTTTCAACGTGATGGAAGTGGACGGCTACAAAGTTGCAGGTTTCGTTCCGGTTCCCAACTACATCCTGAACGACAGCGATATCAACCTTCTTGTGGAAATCACCGATATTATCGGTAAATCCCTTGGGCGCGGTCTTGATAAGGCTATCGTCTACGGTAACGGCAAGAAAACCCTTCTTGGTATCGTTCCCCGCCTTGCGGCAACTACCGCCCCCCGTGATTTCGGTGACGGTGCGCCCGACTTCACCGACATTTCCAAATCCCACATCGGCAAGCTGTCCTCCGCCACTCTGAGCGCGGAAGCATTTTTCAGTGAAGTGGTTCTCGGGCTGGGTGCGGCTGATTCCGAATTCGGTGACGATGATACAAAGTTCTGGTGTATGAACGCAAGAACCTATTCCAAACTCATGGCAAAGCTGGTGAATTTCAATGCCGCCGGTGCCATTACCACGGGTATCAGCGGAAAGATGCCGGTTGTAGGCGGTTCCATTGAAAAGCTCGGCTTTATGCCGGATAACGTCATTGCCGGTGGTTACGGCAACCTTTACCTTCTTGTGGAACGCGAGGGCGGCACCGTAACGAAGTCTGAACACGCTATGTTCATTCAGGACAATACCGTATTCAAGGGAACCGGACGCTATGACGGTGGTCCCGCCATCGGGGAGGGCTTCTCCATGTTTACCATCGACACCACCGACGGCGCAACTTCTGTGGAATTCGCGGAAGATACAGCCAACGCGGACACCGCTGCGGCTTCCGTGGATGAAGAAGACGAATAATTTCACGAAAGGAAGGCGTAAAGCATGGCAGGAAATGTTGCAACCGCCTTGATGCTGCTTAAAACCGCGCTCGGTGTAACTCACAACAAGCGTGATGAATATTATCTTTCCATGCTTGACGCGGCTTTTGCGGAGTTGAAAGGGCGCGGCGTTCATCTCAACTTGGAGGAGGTTGAAGATAATATGCTGCTTGCGGATTATGCTGAATTCAATTACCGGAACCGTGACGGTGGGAAGGCGATGCCCCAACACCTTGACACCAGAATCAAAAACCGGAAAGCGAAAGGACGTGCAAACCGTGGAACTTGAAAATATCAGCAAAAGCGGCGATTTCTATTCCCTTGACAATATCATGTATTTCCCGCCGTACACCGAAAAACAGCTTGTTTTCTGCGCAGAACTTCCGATCACACGAACAGAGTTTTTCAATGCCGGTGCGCTGGATATCCGCGCGGAGGTTTGTCTTGTCATTGATACGGAAAGTGATGACCGGGACGCGCTGAAAGTGAAATACAAAGAAAAAGTGTATGCCATTTACCGCCGGTACCCTATGGCGAACGATTATACACAGCTTTACTTATCGGAAAAGGCTGGTGTAACATGAGTGAACGTGTGACCCCGGACAAACTTGGAAATGCCATTGCGCAAGCCCTTACAGAATATTCGGACGGCGTTGCGGAACGGATGCACAAGGCAGTTGACAAGGTGACGGAAGAAGCGGCGGAAGAAATCAAGCTGCGGATTCCGTTTACCCAGCGTACCCGGAAATACGTCCGGGCGTTCGCCACAAAGACCCGGTACGAAGATAAGCTGAACAAGCGGAACACATGGTATGTGAAAGCCCCGCAGTTCCGAAAGACCCATCTGCTTGAAAACGGACATCGGAACCGGGACGGGACACACACCCGGGCTTTTCCTCATATCCGGTATGGGGAAGAACTGGCGCGGAAACGTCTGCCGGAACTCTGTGAAAAAGCAGTAAGGGGGGAGGAAATCGAATGAACCCCGAAAGCGTAAACAACTATGTAAAACGGAAATTGGATGCCGTCGGTATACCGTATGGATATCGGAAATTCAAAGGAGGAGAAATTCCCGCCATTCCATACATTCTGTACTTCTTTGAACGGGAGCGGTTCAGCGGTACGGATACAAGAAACCGTGTATGCAGAAGTGATGTAGTCATTGAACTGTACACAGCAGAAAAAGAATTCGATCTTGAAGAAGCCATCGAAACCCAATTTTCCGAACATGAAATAGAGAAATCAGAAGATTTTAACGATGCGGACGAAGTATTCCGCATTACCTATGAATTTTCTGTTTCTTCCAAAATCAAAACAGGAGGTAAATATGTACAAGGATAGAATTGTTCTCGGAAGCGGCGATCTGTTCTGTATGCTTTTCAGCGGTACTATTCCCGAAGATGCAACCATCGAAACGGATGAAAACCAGCTCGGTGAAATCAGCGGCGGCGCAACACTGGAATATACCATTGAAAAATATACCGCGATCAGTGACAGCGGCAAGCGTTCCAAAACCATCGTCACTGACGAAAAAGCCCTTCTGAAAAGCGGTGTCATGACATGGAACGGAAACACGCTTGAAAAGCTGGTTTCCACGGCGCGTGTTTCCACCAGTACGGACGGCAAGAAACGTATTGTAAAAATCGGTGGTATTGCCAATCAGAAGAATGACAAGTATCTCGTTCGTTTCCGTCACAAAGACGCTGTTGATGGTGACTGCCGCGTGACTATCGTCGGCACCAATCAGGCGGGTTTGTCTATTGCTTTCGTCAAGGACAAAGAAACCGTTATCAATGCGGAATTCGCCGCTGAACCCCACGACGATGAAGGCACCCTGATTATCTATGAAGAAGATATCATCGGTGAAAATGCGGCTGCGGCGGCAAGTGACGAACCGGCGGACGGTGAACCCGCCTACGACCCCGAACAGGATGCCTGAACCCAAAACGAAAATGAAATAAAAATGCGGCGGCAGAATCCGAAAAATACCGAATGAACTTTCGGATTTCCTTCGAACTCTCACGCCGCATTTTTCTTAAATCAACACAAAAAAGAAAGGGATATACCATGATTACCATTACCAGAAAAAAGCCCACCTATGAAAGCGGTATCGAAAAGGACGGAACGCCCCTGAATCTGATTCCGGCTTCCAAAAACACATTCACGGAAATCACCGAAACTGCCGCGAACTTTCAGAAGGGCGGAAGCGGCATTGAAAAAATCAATGAAATGTACAAGCTGCTTGCGGTGATTATGAACAACAACACTGCCGGTATCACGGTCACGGCGGAGGAACTGGAAGAAGTTGACCCCATGACAGCCGCGACGATCATCAAGGAATATACCGCGTTCATGAGAGGGCTGCATAAAAACCCAAACTAAAAATACCCTATTGCCCACAGCCGGAGGATGGTGATGGGGTACATTATTCCGTTCAGACCCGTCCGGAAAAATGGGTTATGGAATATACAGGGCTGTCCATTGTTGAAGTGGGTGAACTCTGTTATTATGACTATCTCCTTTTGCTGCGGGACGCGGTTATCTATACGCTGTCCCAAAGCAAAAAAGGGCGGGAATATTTAGAAGAATGCTGGATCCTTGAACAAACAGATTTAGATAGAGCGTCCATGCGGAAGCTGACCGGAAAAGAAAGGAAGTGAGAATATGGCGGGTGCAATCAAAGGGATAACCGTTGAAATCGGCGGCGAAACCTCCGGGCTTGATAAAGCGTTACAGGGTGTAAACAAAGAAAGTGCCAGTATCGCAAAAGAACTGCGGGAAGTTGACAAGCTGCTTGATTTCGACCCCACAAACGTGGATATTCTCGCGCAGAAGCAGGAACTTCTTGGGAAAGCGGTTGAAACTGCCGCCGAAAAGGTTCAGAAGCTGCATGACGTTCAGGCGGAAGTTGAAGAACAGTTCAAATCCGGAAAAATCAGCGGGGAGGCATACCGGGACTATCAGCGCGAAGTTGCCAAAGCAGAAGCGGCACTGCGTAAAGCGGAAACTGCGGTTGATGATTTTGGGAAACAGGCGGATGATACTGCCGATAACATTGAGGATTTAGCCAACGAAACCGAAGAAACCGCCGAAGCTGCTGACGATGCAGGCGGAAAGTTTGAAAATCTTGGTTCCATTCTTGCTTCTGTAGGCACTGCAATAGCCGCCACCGTGACCGCCATCGGTGCCGCCGCCGGTGCTGCTGTTTCTGCAATGGCTGACATGGCTCTGGAAGCGGCGTTGTATGCGGATGATATTGCAACCCTGTCCACGCAGACCGGTGTTTCTACGGAATCCCTGCAAGCCTACGGGTACGCCGCCGAACTCGTTGACGTTTCTCTTGAAACTCTCACAGGTTCTATGGCAAAACAAATTAAGAGCATGACAAGCGCGGCGCAGGGTTCAAAAAACTATGTTGCCGCGTATGAACAGCTTGGGGTTGCCATCACGGACGCTGACGGCAATATGCGCGACAGTGAAGAAGTCTATTGGGATATCATTGATGCGCTCGGTCAGATGGAGAACGAAACAGAGAGGGACAGCCTTGCAATGACCCTTCTCGGGAAAAGCGCGCAAGACCTGAACCCGCTGATTTCGCTCGGTGCGGATGCTCTCGGAGAACTCATGCAGGAGGCGGAGGATGCGGGTGCCGTTTTATCGGAAGATACGCTGAATTCACTGCTTGAAGTTTCTGACGCTATGGAGCGTATGAAAAGCAGTACGCAAGCCGCGCAGAACAACATGGG